TGATGTGAGCGGTTGGGTGAAACAAGTAGCACGCCAACTAAATGGTGTTGATGAAGGTATGATGGATACAATTAAAAAAGCTGGTAGCAAAGTATTTGATAAATTGGGTGGCGGAAGTGAAGAAGATTTATTAAAAGATTTACAAAAGAAAGCCGGTGTACCGCAAACTGGTAAGAAGCCTGAATTTGATGCCAAAGCAAAACAATTAGCAAGAACTAACTCAGGTGATCCGGTTGGTGATTTTGCCAAGGGCGGCAAAGATTTAGGTATATTCAAAGAAGATGATGTTGAAGAAAGCGCACTGCAAGCATCTTTTGGTATTAAGAAGTATGGTAAAAAAGGTATGGATAAACTACGTGCCGCTGGACAAAAACATGCCAGTGAGAAAACAATGCAAAACATTCGTGCTGAATACAGTGATAAAGAAAAACCTGTAACAGAAGATGGTGAGTTTGCAGGTAACTATGCTACAGGTGAAGCAGGACAATGGCGCAATAAAGGTCCTAAAGCTAATAAGCCAGCAACGATTGGTGATCTAGTTGGTGAAGGTCAAGAAGAACTTGATGCTATGATGAGATTGTTAGGTGAAGGCTGGAAGGGTGAACTTGCCGGCGGCACTTTAGGCGGTGTTAGTGGAACAGTTGCAGGATCTGCATTAGGAGCACTAGCAGGTGGCCCAGTTGGAGCGGCGATCGGAGGGGTTGTAGGTGGCGCAGCCGGTGGAACTGCTGGTCAAATGGCAGGTAGAGAGTTAACAAAAGAAGAACAACTAAATGAAGTTGCACCATTGTTAGCCGCAGGTGCACGTGCTATTATGCCTTTATTAGCTAAAGTTGGTCCTAAACTGGGTCAGATGGCATCAGGCGCGGGCAAAGCCGGAGCTGAAGTTGCTGGAAAAACAGCCACAGGTATAGGACGTGGCACAGTAGATGTTGCTAAATCAGCCGCAGGTTCGGCCGCACAAAATGCGGGTCAAATTGGTGTTGGCGTAGGAGCATATCAAGCTATTACTGATGTAGCAGATAAGATGGTTGGTGGTGTAGGTGAAGTATACCGTGACGTTGGTAAAGCTGCCGGCGCAATAGCACAATCAGTCGGTGATGCAATCGATGGAAAAACAATTGCCGAACTAGCAAGTGCCGCAGTTAAGTATTCAATTCCAATTGGTATAATATTGGCTGTGTTATACGGTGGTAAAAAACTTATTGACCAAGTAATGAGTGAAGGTGCTGACGACAGTGAGATGGGTGCGCTTGGTAAAATGGTCGGCTCAGTTACACCAAATCCTAGTGACTTTGCACAAGGATTTAAGAAAACATTTGAAGGTCAAGACGACCTAGATACTATTAGACGTTTGTTAAAAAAGTAATATGAAAATATCGTCATTGTTAAGAGAAGCACCAAAAGGTCCTGCATTATCGTTAGATAACGATTTAATGCAGAGAGCCATGCTGAGGTTTCCTGGCTATGATAGCCAACAAGCACTATCTTTATACATAGCTGATAAGGCTGTGCAACAACAGAAAACTGATTCGGCACAGAATAATCTAATCAATACTCAACAGAATGCTATTAAGTCTATTGGGCAAGAGTTACAAGATTATGAAGAACAAGCACAAGAGACTGACCGTGAAGTTGAAAGACTGAAACAACTAAGTGGTACACTAACTACCGGTAGCGCAGATAGACAAGAAAAAGCAAAAATAAGTGCTGATGAGTTAGAGAAACTTCAAAAAGATTTACAACTATTAAAATCTAAACCTGGTATGGATCCAGAGAAGTTTAAAAACTTAGAAACACAAATTAAAGAGTTAGTTGATAATCCTGCCGCTGAAGATAAAGACGTTAACAAATTACAAGCATTAATCGCACGTGTTCAGGAAAAACAATCTATAGGTGATGCTCAGTTTAATGAACTTGATAAGAAATTAAAACAAACACAGGGTGAATTAGAAGCAAAAGAACGTAGATTTGTAAAGAGTCTTGCAAGAAATACAAGTCAATTTGATAAGAACGCAAGTGCGCTTAAAAAGTATGCTGACATTGTTGCTGGATATCAACGTACAATTGATAACTTTGAAAAAGAAATGAATACTACAACATCGGAAATAAAGAATGATGCTGAAGAGGCTCGTAACATATTAAATGTTATTAAGCAAATATACAATGATACTACGGCTGATGTAGACCCGAATGCGATTCCTAAACCAACTACACCAACTAATATCGATATGACTAAAACAGATACTAGAACGCCTAAAATTGAACCAAAACCAGCAAGTCCAAAAGGAAGTCAACCACACGTTGATGCAGGTGAGTTAGCCAGAACTGCATTAGATAAAGCATCCACTTCGTCACGTCCGCCTCACTATAGTAAGGCGAGTAAAGACCTTGATAAAATGTCAAAGGGAATTGATGTTGATGAACTAGCCGAATCTATTCAATTAGTTGAATATCCGGATGATAAGGCTCCTCCTAAGATATACAAAGATTGGGGTGATCCTGATTTTAATGATTGGATGAGAGACCATTTACATATTTTAATTAATATGTTTAAGAGTAAATTCAGAAATGAACTAGGCAGAAAAAGTCCTACGTATGGTGATGGGCAAATCTCATATGATATACAGGATGAAGCGTGGTATCTGAAAAAGATATTTGATGGTAATGACCCTATATTGACGGAACCAAAAATGACTGCTTTTCTAAACCTAGTTAAGATGACATTGTTTAGTCAACCAGTTGAAATATCACAGCAGGATGAATTGTTTAAAGAAAGTTTAGACAGAACATACTCACGTATGTTGGACAATATAATCGGACTACCCTATATAAAAGGGTAAAAAAACCGTAGAAAAAAATGTGTTTACCCGCAAAAGGGATAAATACTATTGACATTGAGAGATAGTTTTGCTATACTATCTCTAATGTTAGTTACTTCATAGGGAAGTAGCGAATATTAAAAAACGAGACCATCTCAATTTTATAAGGAAATATTATTATGGCATCATTAGCAGACATTCGTGCCCGTATCGCGGCACAAGACAATAAAACAAACAACAAGGGTTCACAAACCCAATCAGATAACTCTATCTACCCCCATTGGAACATTGACGAAGGCACGACGGCAACAGTTCGTTTCTTGCCTGACGCAAATAGTAGTAATACATTCTTCTGGGTAGAACGTCAACTAATTAAGTTGCCGTTCAATGGGGTCAAGGGTGATCCTAACATTAAACAAACAATCGTTCAAGTACCTTGTATTGAAATGTATGGTACAGGCGAGACTTGCCCTATCTTGGCAGAAGTTCGTCCTTGGTATAAAGACGAAACATTGAAAGAAATGGCAAACAAGTATTGGAAGAAACGTAGTTATATCTTTCAGGGTTTTGTACGTCAAAATCCACTAGGTGATGACAAAGTTCCTGCAAATCCAATTCGCAGATTTGTTATCAGTTCACAAATTTTCAACGTGATTAAATCTAGTTTGATGGATCCTGAAATGGAAGAATTGCCAACAGATTACTTGCACGGTGTTGACTTCAACATTAAGAAAACAAGTAAAGGTGGCTATGCTGATTACTCTACTAGTAATTGGGCACGTAAAGAATCACCATTGAATGAGTCAGAACAAGCCGCTATTGAAGCACATGGTTTGTTTAACTTAACAGACTTCTTACCTAAGAAGCCTAATGAAGCAGAGTTACGCATCATTAAAGAAATGTTTGAAGCAAGTGTAGATGGTCAACCTTTTGATAATGAACGTTGGGGTAGTTACTATCGTCCTTGGGGACTAGAAGCACCTGCAGGAGCGACCGCGGATAAACAAACAGCTACTACTGAAACTAGAGCACCCGCAACAGCACCCGTAGCAGAGACTTCAGCACCTTGGGAAGATGAGCCTGCAACAACAACTGCACCAGTTAGTGTCCCGGCAGCTGGCACATCAAGTGACAAAGCACAAGACATTCTAGCAATGATTCGTGCTAGACAAAACAAGTCTTAATAGGTGATGGGGCTTAGGCCCCTTCCTAAGGAGAACTCCATGACACTACCAGACGAACGATACCGTGCCCTAAAGCAGGGTAAAAAGTTATTGGAAGAACTATGCGACCCGGGCAAGACACCTAGAGTGCCTAGTCTAATAAGAGACAAAGCAAGGACTGCATTACGACATTTTCCAAATGACAATGAACTAGAGCGTATTGCGGATAATTGTCCAGAATACCTTGACAAAGAACCGTTTAGTTTGTATACTAACGGTGTACACAAACAATAAGGAATAATATGAAATACTTAGAAAAATTAAGCAAAGTAAATGAATCATTTACTGTTAACCGATATGACAATGGCTTTATGATTGAAATTGGTGGTCGTGATAATGAAAACGATTGGAAGACTTCTAAAATTCTTTGCACTACAGAAGATGAATTATTCGCTGTAATCAAAGAAGCATTAGCAATGGAAATGGATAGCTAAATGGCAAAACCTTTTGACGTAAGTAAATTCCGTAAGGACATTACAAAAAGTATCGAAGGTCTATCAATAGGATTTAACGATCCTACTGATTGGATCTCGACAGGAAATTATGCTCTCAACTATCTCATTAGTGGTGACTTTAATAAAGGCGTACCTCTTGGTAAAGTTACTGTCTTTGCCGGAGAGTCAGGCGCCGGAAAATCGTTCATCTGCTCAGGAAACCTCGTCAGACACGCACAACAACAAGGAATCTTTGTAGTCTTAGTTGATTCAGAGAATGCCCTTGACGAAGCTTGGTTACACGCACTTGGTGTATCTACAGAAGAAAATAAACTATTAAAACTAAACATGGCAATGATTGACGAAGTAGGAAAAACTATTTCTATGTTCGTTAAAGATTATAAAGCATTATCGGAAACAGATCGTCCTAAGGTATTGTTTGTAGTTGACTCATTGGGTATGTTGTTAACACCAACTGATGTTAATCAGTTTGAAGCGGGTGATATGAAAGGTGACATGGGTCGTAAGCCCAAGGCATTGACAGCATTAGTTCGTAACTGTGTTAATATGTTTGGTTCACTTGGTATTGGTTTAGTAGCTACTAATCACACATATGCTTCACAGGATATGTTTGATCCAGATGATAAAATCAGTGGTGGTCAAGGTTTCGTTTACGCATCAAGCATTGTTGTTGCTATGAAGAAACTGAAACTTAAAGAAGATGAAGATGGTAATAAGATTAGTGATGTGCGAGGTATTCGTGCCGCTTGCAAAATTATGAAAACTCGTTATGCAAAACCATTTGAATCAGTACAAGTTAAAATTCCTTACGAAACAGGTATGAGTCCTTACTCAGGTCTATTAGATATGATTGAGAAGGCCGAACTTGTTAAGAAAGAAGGCAACAGTTTAGTTTATACAACACTTGATGGCGAAATCATTAAGAAGTTTCGTAAAGCATGGGAAGCCAACGTTGATGGTTGTTTAGATAAAGTAATGTCCGAGTATAGTCAAAAATCAACAACAAAGATAAGTACTGTAACACCTGAGGAGGAGGGTACAGAATGAGTTTAGCTTTTACAGCAGAAATATGGGATGCATTACGAACCCATATTGATTTTAATGACCGTAGCGATGCGGCTGACACATTGATTAATTTATTAATTGATAATGATTATGAAGCAAGTGATATTAAAGATTCTTTTAAGAACGACAAAGAGGTACTTAAGGCATTAAAAGGTTACACAGACCAACACGATACCGAAGAGTATGAAGAATATGATGAAGACGAAGACCAAGAAGAATGGGATTAAATGTCAAATTGGTACACAAGGGTATCACAAAATTTAATTGTGATACCCGATTTCATCTCTCATTTTGAGAATGAATTATTATCAGCAAAACAAGAGGTAAAGGTATACGGTAATGTTGAAAAAAATATTGCCGCTATTCCGGGACATACCGAACATCGTTTTAATCAACTACAAGAGATAGAAGCAGTATTAAACTATCTCAATATTAAATTACGGCAAATTCGCCGTAAACACTTTCAAAAATACTTAGAAGCATATAATAGAGTATTGACAAGTCGTGATGCTGAAAAGTATGTTGATGGTGAGGATGAAGTTGTAGACTTTGAAACACTTATCAATGAAGTGGCTTTACTAAGAAACAAGTGGTTAGGCATTATGAAGGGACTTGAAGCTAAACAATGGCAGATGGGTCACATTGTAAGATTACGCACCGCCGGTATGGAAGATATCACAATAGGATAAAAATTCTTCTATTTTAACCAAACATAAATATGACTAATGGATCAATATCAATTAGTCTCACGTTGGATACAGGGCTTTATACCCGATAAAATACTGCCTTGGCAGATAGATTTAGACACAACTAACATCTGCAATCAAGCTTGCTATTACTGTAACACCGAGCAATTTAGAACAGAATTGCCGGTGTACCAGCCTATAGAAATGTATAGTAAGTTAATAGATAGATTGCATAACTGGAGAAAACATGATCCTAACGTTATCGGTACATTAAGTAATGTTATCTTTAGTGGTGGCGGTGAACCTACGTTGCTTCCAGGATATGAAGATTTATTGGAAGATGTGATTGATAAAGGTTACGTAGCAGCCATGAACACAAATGGTACTAAGTTACATAAGATATTAACAATAAGTGATGATAAGTTAAAACGTATGGCTTATTTAGGATTAGATATTGATAGCGGTAATCCAGACACATATGAGTTGATACGCAAAAGTAAAATGTCAACTAGCCCTTTTGATAGAGTTAAAGAAACTGCAAAAGAGTTAGGTTCTAGAGGCATTCCATTAGATATCAAAGCTTTACTAATGCCAGAGAACACAAGTCAAATAGAAATCAATAGTATATTTGAATATGCAAGAGATGTTAAAGCTAGGTCGGTACACTTAAGACCAGTCGTGTTGAATGGTAACAGTTTCATTATGAACAGTGAAGTTGCCGCAAGAATAAAAACTGCAAGTGAATTTTATGGAGTAAAGTCAGATATATCCTTAGGTAGATACGACGAACGACAATACAAACGTTGTCATCAGATGTTTTTATTCCCTAGTTTCTGTGCTGATGGAAACATTTATCTTTGTTGTGAGTACAAAGGCCGTGAAGATACTAAACTAGGCTCGTGGATCGATGATGACTTTAGAGATATATGGTGTAGTGATAAGCATAAAGAAATTTATAATAACTTCCTTACATCATTCTGCAAACCATGCAGACCGAATAACACAAATAATCAGATACAAATGGCCATGAATGATTATAGTAGAGTGATTAAATCATTTATCTAAGATGCCAGTCTCTAAAGGTTTCCCAAAAGTCATTTCTTTTGCGTTCGGTATATATTGACTTTAATAAGTTGTAGTTATGTTTGGTTATACACATTGACTCATAGAAAAAATCTTTCTTTTTACTAGTTGACCAGTTACTTATATTTTTGCATAATGACGCAATACGCATTAATCTGATAGTATCTTTGGTTTCTAAATCATAAGCCTCATCCCAAAAATCACTGAATGTTTTGTATCCCAAAGACTTCAAGTTTTCTAATGACCCGGTAGGCCCTACTATTATAAAAGGGTGTTTATTGGCTATTGGCTTCCATGTTTTCTCAGAATGATATATTTGATTACTAACAAAGTTTGATTCAGTAACTACACTAATCAATGTACTATCATAAACTGAATATGATTGATTGATGATTTTTTCCATATTAGGAACGTTTGTAATCCCGTCAATATTTAAAGGAAATAAAGCTTGTAAATCATCGGTCTTATTTACATCTACTAGATTTAATATTATTTGCCTACGTTTAGCGTCAATCGCATCTAACTCAGGAACTCCTAAACGATATAATGTTTTCCATAATACACCTGAATCTACACAATGTTCTGGCATACTAAAATAACTGTCAGCTAGAACATCAAACTTATAAAATAATGCTAATAAATCGCTACGATGTGGTTTAGTTTTTCTGTTATAACATAGAAAAGTTTTACTTCTTTTGTAAAAATTTAGATTTTCAGTGGCTATATAGTTTTGTATTTCTTTGCTAGCGTTTATTTCTCCCCATTGGTAACTAAAAATAGTTGCTTTATCTATAGGTAAAATCCCTTTATTTTCACACCATTTATTATATTCTTCCTTTACATTAGCATGACCTAATAATAAAATAGCTTTGTTTATTGGTACTTTATGGGTTATAAAAAGAATGTGAACATTATCAAAAAACGCATCCAAGTTGATTGAATCTTGGCAGGCTTCTAATAAAAAATAACCATTATTATTTTTAATCATTTTAAGTATGTTATCTGGTATGTTACATTGCTTTTCAAACAAATCAAATGAATAATTATTTAACCATGATCCTTCACTTATATTAAGTGTAAGTTCATATAGAAAATAATCATCTTGGTTTAAAGTGTGTGAAATCACATATTCATATCCAGTATTGTCTTTAAACAAATGTAATGTCCTACTAGGGCATATATCAACGTTATCTTTATCTTTAGCTAATGTTAATGCTGATTTTAAATCTATTTGGTTATTGCTTAAAGGATAATGAGGCCCATACCAATCATATACTAACTTTATTTTATCTGTCATTTTACTAATCCTGTTTCAATCATAAACTTATCCCAAAACTTTAATCTACGATTATCGGGATATATTGATTTAAGTAAGTTAAAGTTATGTTCAGTTATATCTTTAACTCCATAAAAGAAATCTTTTTTCTTTTGAGTTGGCCATTCATTTATCTCTTTGCATAACTTACCTATTTTTAATAAACGTTGTCCATGTTTAGGTTCATCGTCATAACTCTCATCAAAGAAATCACTAAATGTTTTATATCCTAATGATTTTAAATATTCTAGTGATTTATATGGTCCTATTAATATAAAGGGATGATAGTTGGCAATAGGTTTCCATGTTTTCTCAGTAAAGAAAACATCCATATATACAAAGTTTGTTTCCGTAACCACACTTATTAATGACTGATGAAATAAGTTTGGTTCTGGGGCAATCAGTTTGATCCTATCCCATTCATTAATGGTGTTATCTATTACTAATGGTAATATACTATTTAAATGTTTTATATCTTTATCTGTTATATTCAGTTCATCTTTAATGTCATTACGATAAGATGTTGCATGTTTTTCTGAGTGATAAAAACTTTCCCAATCACCTCCCCAATGGTCACATTTTTCAAACATACTAAAATAGCTATGTTTAAGTAAATCATATTTATAAAATATAGTATAAAGGTCTGCTCTCCAATGTCTATATTTGTTATTATAACATAAAAAGGATTTTTCTACCCTATTAAAATCTTTTTCTTTCGGTAATAATCCTTCAAGTTCCTGTAACTGAATACTTGATAACCATTCAAACCAGTCGAATGTAACTATATTCATTCTTTCTGCTATATTTTTTCTGTTACAATATTTTCTATATACATCTGCCCCATTTATACTACCAGTATAATATATTACTTTGTTTAATGGTATTTCATGCTTATTAAAATGTAAATGAAACATATCTAGTTCCATATCTCCTAAATATGATTCTGTCATATATTCAATTAATAAATAACCATTATTATATTTTATATCATGTTCTATTTTTTCTGGTAAATCTATATTACTCAACATGTATTCTAATAATTCAACCCCATATATATTACGATCACCGGACATTTCTGCCCTTAATGTTATTTCATATAAAAATATATCATCATCTTTTAACATAAAACTAGGAATAAACTCAAAAAGATGATTATCTAATACTCTCATAGTTTGCATTGGATTACACAATGCCCACATTTTTCTAGGATTATGTCCATAATGTTCATATGCTATATCCATTGAAGAAAGATTATTTATTATGGGATATTCTCTATTGAAATAGTCGTATGCTATTTTTATTTTTTTGCTCATAGTGGTATTTATTGTAGGTTGCCAAGGTTGACAATAATTGGGTCCTGTGATACAATACTTGTATTGAAACTGATAAAGAGGACTACGAAATGACTACAGAATTCAAATCTTGGGAAGAGTTGACACAGTTGGAACAGGCCCAATCTATATATTGGGATATGTACAAGGACGCTTACGGTGTTCGCCCTCGCGGTGTTGACACCTCACACTGGACCCTTGAGGATTTTGATGCTGAGTTTGAAGGACTCGGTGTAGCTATTGAAGCCGAAGATAAGGCCCGCAAAGAGGCCGAAGCTACTGCAACTGTTGTTTTTGAGCAACGGATTCAGTCATTAGTTGATGCTGGTGCTAAGGACCGTGTTACTGCTATGCGTTGGATCCACGAAGCTGAGGACACTAACGGCGATGATGAGTATTTGGCTTGGACACTTAGCTTACCCTATGGGTATTTTCGTAAGGTAGCTTAAGGCACAAAATTTGACAATAAATGGACCCTATGATACAATACTTGTATTGACACTGAAATAAAGGAAACAAATGTCTACTATTCGCATTCTCTCTGGCTCTTATCGTAAACAATCTGTAGTCAATACAGAATTTACTTTAGTTAAAGGTTTTCAGACCGGTGCTAAAGGTGGTTATGTGACTGTTAAAAATGATGGTCAATTCGCAATCAACATACCTGAAGTCAAGGTACTTGTTGATAGTATCAATGAAATTGAATTTTTAAATGGAGATAACGTGATAGCTAATACAGTAGAATTTAAAAAAGAATCAGTTAAAGAAACTGAAACAGAAGCAATGGACCGTATTGCGGCTCGTTTCGAGGTCCTCGATGAAATGTCACGTGCGGCAATCAATGGTGATATCCGTGCTATGATTGTTTCAGGCCCGCCCGGTGTCGGTAAGTCATATGGTGTTGAGACACAAATGGAACGTGCAAGTATGTTTGACAAGCTTGCAGGTAAGCGTGTGCGCTTTAACATTGTTAAAGGTGCTATGACTGCATTGGGTTTGTATGCTCAGTTGTACAAATATTCTGACACTAAAAACGTGTTGATTTTCGATGATTGTGATTCAGTTTTTACTGATGACTTAGCATTGAACATTTTGAAGGCCGCATTAGATTCAGGCAAGACTCGTAGAATTTGCTGGAACAGTGATAGTCGTTTGTTGCGTGAAGAAGGTATCCCGAATACTTTCAACTTCAATGGTAGTGCTATCTTTATCACTAACTTGAAGTTCGGTAACTTGAAGTCTAAGAAACTTCAGGATCACTTAGAAGCATTGCAGTCACGTTGTCACTTTCTGGACCTGACTATTGATGGTGATCGTGATAAGATGTTGCGTATCAAGCAGGTGCATCGTGATGCTGATGGTGGTTTGTTTAGTGATTATGATTTCACAGAAGAACAATCACAAATGGTGATTGACTTTATGTGGGACAATCATACAAAACTGCGTGAAGTGTCTTTACGTATGTGCTTGAAGATTGCTGACTTAGTGAAGATTAGCCCGAACAACTGGAAAAATCTTGCACGTACAACGTGTATGAAATCTGCATAAACCCTGCAGTGTGCGTAGAGGCAATGTCAATAAGTCCTCTTCGATAAAGGAGCATATGCTCCTTTAGCCATTATGTTTGTAAATACTATTTGATTGTGATATAATAAAGAATGGATTTTAAGACACTTGAAGACTTGGGCACCTTTATGCTTATCAATATACGATTGAGCAGGTATGACCTACAGTTTGTAAATAACTTAACTAATTTTATTGGTATAAAAAATACAATCACTACCAATCAGGATAGTCTCTTTAAAAAAATTGCACTAAAATATCGTAAACAGTTCGCACAACAAAAGTTTGATATTGATAGTTTATTAACATTACCTTGGAAATGCAACGTAATAGAAAGCTCACCTCAATATACAAATGCATCCATTGCTATTGTAAAAGACACTATAGTTTTTAGATCGCCCTTTAAACAAAGCTTTTTGGCCGCATTAAAAAAGAATCCAATACATTCAATGGAATGGCATAAGGATAAAAGACAATATGAAATTGAGTATGGTCCCACAACATTAAAAATGTTGATTACATTAAGTGCCGACCACTTTGAAGTTATAGACTATTGTCCAATTACAAAAGATATTATCAATAGTCTTAGCGAATATGAATCAGTTAAATATTGGGAGCCGACACTTGTTTGCAACAACGGTTATTTCTATATAGCCGCACTCAATGAAGCATTGTATGACATTATCAACGATATTCCACTAACCAATGATTTAGTAATGGTAGCAGATTATGTACAGTATGGTATTACTGTAAGTGAGTCTGTTATAAAGCATTTTATTAATATAGAAGATCCAATGAAATTAGCTATTGCGGTTAGTTATAGGGTTGAATGTGAAATACGTGATATAGATTCTGTTATCAAATGGTTAAGCGAGTTGGGTTGTGACGGATTAACTGAGCCATCAAAGGTATCTTCAAAACAATTATTTTTCCTAAATGAGTCAGCAGAAAAATTATTGAATAATTTGAATATGGATATAATAAGAAACCAATCTAACTTGAAATCATACGAGAAACCTGTTATAATTCAATATAGAACATATGGATTCAATGAACATCCTTCTGTATTCAAAATTATAAAATGTGTTAACTCAGAACCTGTCAACTTGGGAGATAAATGAAACAATGTAAGATAATCGTTAAAGATGAAGTTAACGTAAAAATAGAAGGACTTGAACTTGCAGAGCGTAAAGCACTGATGAAAATGTTTGAGTACGAAGTACCCGGAGCAAGATATCTACCTGCGGTAAGACTTGGTAGATGGAATGGTAAGGTAAGCTATTTTAGTTTAGCTGGTAGCACTTACATTAATTTGTTAGAAGAAATATTACCTGTACTTGATAGAGCAGGATATGATATTGAGTTGGATGATACAAGAGATTATACAACTACCTTTGAGTTTGCTGAAGTGTCCGAGGCTACGTTTGCTCATAAGAACTGGCCTAAAGGTCATCCCAAAGAAGGTACACCCGTAGAACTACGTGATTATCAAATCAGTATAGTTAACAACTTTTTAAAGAATCCTCAATCACTACAAGAGATTGCTACAGGTGCAGGCAAAACATTGATGACTGCCGCACTCAGTTATAGCATAGAACAATATGGTCGTAGTATTGTTATCGTTCCGAACAAGAGTTTAGTAACACAAACAGAAGCAGATTATATCAACCTAGGATTAGATGTTGGTGTATACTTTGGTGATCGCAAAGAGTATAACAAAACACATACTATCTGTACTTGGCAAAGTCTTAACAATATGCTTAAGAAAACAAAAGCAGGTGAAGCAGATATTATGGACTTCATTGAAGGTGTTGTTTGTGTAATGGTTGATGAAGTGCATATGGCAAAAGCTGATGCACTTAAGACATTGCTTACTGGTACATTTGCTAAGGTTCCAATTCGTTGGGGATTGACCGGCACTATACCTAAAGCTAAGTTTGAAGCACAGTCATTGTTCGTAAGTTTAGGGCCTGTTATCAGTAAACTAAGTGCAAGTGAATTGCAAGATCAGGGTGTATTAGCACAATGTCACGTAAACATTGTACAACTTAAAGATGACGTAGAGTTTACTAATTACCAAAGTGAATTGAAACATTTGTTAGAAGATACACATAGGCTTGATGCTATTGCCCAACTCATATTAAAGATTAAAGAAACAGGTAATGTATTGATTCTAGTTGATAGAGTTAATGCAGGTAAAGAAATTGTTAGTAGATTACCGGACAGTGTGTTTGTGAGTGGTGCTACTAATATGGTTGATAGGAAAGAAGAATATGATGAAATTGCAACCAGTACAAATAAAATTATTGTTGCAACTTATGGTGTCGCCGCTGTTGGTATCAATATACCTAGGATTTTTAATCTGGTTCTCATTGAACCTGGAAAATCCTTCGTCCGTGTTATCCAAAGCATCGGTAGAGGCATTCGTAAAGCAGAAGATAAAGACTTTGTACAAATATGGGACATAACTAGCAGTTGTAAGTTTGCCAAACGACATTTAACCCAACGTAAAGCTTTTTATAAAGAAGCAAACTACCCGTTTGACGTTGAAAAGTTGACATACAGATAAGAACCTGATATAATACATTATGCGTATATTAACCCTAGACAACGAATTCTATAACTTAGAAACACTTCCCGAAGAGATTGATGACTTGCGTTTTGCAATACTAGACAATAGTAATCCACAAAACGTAGACTATCATTATATCCCACTAATCTTTTTAGAATCATTCAATAGCCCTGCACTTGTATTGAAGATTGGTAACAGCACAATTAAGATGCCAATCGATTGGCAGATCCTTATTGGTGAACAAGAACACGGAGACTTAGAGACACTACCTCTCACTAGTATCAATGACAGAGGATTCAATGCGTTTGAGTTTAATCCACTCACTAGTTTTAGCCCTTCGTTTGTACCGATTGAGATTGTAGATATCTATCACGATGTAACTTGGTATGCACCTCGATTGAAGAACGGACAATTCTTATGTGTCCCGTTAGATGATGGACCTAAACCAAGATGTGTGTATTTTGTAAAAGAGATTAGTCGTAACTGTGAGATTGTAGATTATAGTCAGGCATTCTAATGGCAACAAAGAAAATAGCAATACCTCAAGATGAGAAACTAGAGAATCAAGACTTCAACTTGTTTGAAGCTATTGCGGCACTAGACAAGAAAGACTATGGTTATTATGACAGGCTAACACCTGAACAGCAACGTAAGTTTGTACCATTTATGTTAATCAAATGGTTAAGCTACGTAAAAGGTTCAAGTGATATTGCAGGATACTATGCAATGAGTACAGAATATCACGCTAACAAATACTTCTTTAATGAAAACGTATCTAAGCATCCTAAACTACAATGGTATATGATGTGTGCGGCAAGCCCCGGTAAAGGTAAACAATATCACCAATGGTTACCGCAGATTAAAGAGCGTGTTAGTTTGTTAAAAGAACCGGCACAAGTGAACGAAATAAAAGAATACTTTACAAAGATTTATCCTAAGGCAAATAGTGAAGATTTAACAGAATATTCAAAGGCATTTGTGCAAGAGCAAAGAAAGAAAATGCATCTTGCAGAAATATACCCCCATTTAAAAATAGCAGACATAGAAGTATTAAGTAAAACGGTTACAGATGAAGATATCACTCAATACGAAAAAGACAGAGGCAACTGATAAGACAATCAAGTATGGTTGTGATTTTTGCAATAGAGAGTTCCTACGTGAATCTACTATGGCTAAACACCTGTGTGAGAACAAACAACGTTGGATGAACAAAGATATGCAAGGTAATCGTATTGGCTTTCAGTCTTGGTTGCAATTTTATAAAAAGAATACTTCAACTAAAAAGAATAAAACATACGAGGAGTTCATTCGTAGTGCTTACTATACTGCATTTGTAAAGTTTGGAACACATTGTGCAAATATCAATGCAATCAATATTAGTAGATATGTAGATTGGTTATTAAAAAACAATATCAAAATTGATACTTGGGCCAGTGATAGTGTCTATACAAAATATTTAATTGAGTATTTGCGTATTGAAGATCCGTTAGATGCTATTGCACGTAGTGTCCAAACTACTATGGATTTAGCAGAGAAAGAGGGCATTGTACCTAAAGACTATTTGTGTTATGGTAACCCCAATAAGATATGTCATAGTATTACCAATGGTAAGATTAGTCCTTGGATGTTATATCAAAGTGATAGTGGTGTAAAGTTCTTAGATAGTTTGAATGAATCACAGGTAAAGATGGTTATTGACTATATCAATCCAGAGTTATGGAAGATTAAGTTTAATCGTGAGCCAGAAAATGTTAAACAAGTTAAGGAATTATTGAATGCAGGCGGGTACTAGAGTTCGTATATCATGGGCAAAGGGAAATATCATAGATTGGAATGAAACCTGTGCTTGGGCAATAGAACAATTTGGCTTACCGGGCGATAAGTTTGAGGCACATGCAACCGAAGATTATATGGATTTCTATTTCAAGGATGAGCGTGATGCCATACTATTTGAGTTAGCACGGGGTTAAAGTGCGACAAGTAACATTATACATTGATATTGATAGAACCTTAGAAATAGTTAGAGAGTTAAAAAAACACGGTTGGGTAATGGGTAAAGATTTTGATTTTGCTTATCATAAAACAAACTATGACAACTTTAGTGGATCCAATTGGGAACTAGAGAAGCATACTGTGTTCACTTTTTACAATGATAGCAATGCTAGTTATTTTATGTTGAGGTGGGGATGAATATATCAGAAGAAATTGTTAATCAAGTAGCCGATCAAATGGCTAAAGATATTGACACACTAGTGTTAATGTCTGCATTAGGATGGAATTCTTTCTACTTTAGCGAAGGTACAGTTTATGAACAAGAGTATTTGACTGCACAACCTGCACAACCACTCAGTGGTGCTAAATGGAAAGAAATGGAAGCATGGATGATTGAAACATTTGGACCTACAGCACACGACGGAGTATGGACACCTAATATGCGATGGTATATGAACAATTCTAAATTTTGGTTTCGTGACAAAAAAGATTTAGAATGGTTTATACTTAGATGGCAATGATATATGAACATTATGACTATGATGCTGGATGGGAAAATACTAAACCCGGTTGGTATGAATGTACAGTACGTGCTAAACATCTTGCCAAATATAATGAAATAATTAAATGGTTAGAAACTAATATTGGCAAACACGAACGACATTGTAGATGGTGCGTAACTGATGATGACATAGTTAGTTTCAAGTTTAGATATGAAAGAGATTACATTATGTTTACGTTGAGGTGGAGTTAATGGCAACTATACCTCACATACAAGATTATGATGACGATGATCCAGAAATAGATAAACGAAAAAATCGTTGGAACTATTGGGAAGCATTAAAGAAAGTACGTAAAGAATATATGGCACAGAATAAAGAATTTGACGCATATGATTTTGAAGACTACCTAGTAGGCCAATATGGCCTAAGGATGAATATAGTTGGAGGTAACATAACTGATGGTTATGAGATTGTTGACGAGAAGAAGTACCTAATATTTTTATTAAAATTCCAATGAACACTACTCCCTTTCCCATAACATCTTTACAAAAAGGTAAATTTCTAGTATCATGGCCTAAGTGGGGTAACATTCAAACGTTTGATATTAAGAAAAAACTATTGGATGTACTATTTGAAGATATCGGTAGTGATGAAGTTGGTATTGGAATAACTCCCGGATATCTTAGCGAAATGGATATTATGTGGATAACATTGACTACTTGGGCGCAAGATATCAATGGTGATTACGCTAGATACCTAGAAGATATGTATGAGATTAAAGGTGTGGCATTCAATAGTGAAAATGAAGCCTTAAAGCTACAAGATTACTTAGAGAAGAAATATATTTGGAAAACATTACAATTATGAATAAGATTGGTGTTGATATCGGTAAAACAAAAATTGAGTGCTGTGTATTATCACCCACTAATGATATATTATTTAGAGAGCGTCTACCCACAGATTCCGTATACAAAGAAATAGAATTTCTCTATAATAAAGCATTATCCTATACTAGTACAAAAGAACATACATTAGGAATATGTATGCCGGGTTCTATAAGTTATAGAACTGGTTTACTGAAAAATTCCAGCATAGAATTTTTAAATGATACAGATTTTGTAGGCATATTAGAAACTAAATTAAATCGTAAGATACAAACTGCAAATGATAGTCAATGTTTTGCTTTAGCAGAAGCCTTATTGGGAGCAGGTAATGGCTATAATACTGTATTTGGAATGATATTGGGTACAGGCGTAGGGGGCGGAATTGTAATTAACAGTTCATTACATAAAGGATTTCATAACATAAGTGCTGAATGGGGACATACAACACTAGATACAAGTAATAATATAATGTGTCGATGCGGTAGAATCGGATGTGTAGAAACTTGGTTAAGCGGCTCGGGGATAGACAAATGGGCATTTAATGTTACGAATAAAAAATTATCCACAAAAGAATATTTACAAATTTTGGAGATACAAGAATCTTTCTTAGAACAGTTTGGATTAGCTATTGCTAATTTAGTTCAAGTGTTAGACCCAGATTGTATTGTAATTGGTGGTGGATTAAGCAATAATGATATCTTATACACCCGAGGTATTGAACGTGTGAAAAAGATTATATTCAATGATGAATTTAGTACACCTATCTTTAAAGCAAAATTAGGTGACAGTGCAGGTGTAATAGGAGCGGCATTATTATGGCAAATGATATAATGATTGATATGGAAACACTTGACACCAGTCCTGATTGTGTTATACTAACCATTGGCGCAGTAAGATTTGATCCTAAAGGCAGCGGGGTTGTTGAAAGATTGGAGTTGCGACCTACAATTGAAGAACAGACAGAAATATATAATAGGAGTATCAATGAAGATACATTACGTTGGTGGAGTGAGCAAAGTCCTGAAGCACTTGAAGAGGCTATGGGAGAAGAAGGCAGAATTCCGTTTAGAGAATGTATGGAGATACTTTATAAGTTTTGTTGGAATCGCCGTGCTGTGTGGAGTAATGGTGCATCATTTGACGTGGTCGTGGCAGAGTCGGCCTGGAGAAATCTCGAAATGCGTACCCCCTGGCCTTTCTACACCGTCAGAGATACACGTACCTTGTATGAGATAACCGGAGTAAGTCTTAAAGATGGCGGCCACGTAACCAGTCACAAAGCAGTAGAAGATGCCGAAAGACAAGCTATTGTTGTACAAAAAGCGTATACTAAATTAATTAAAGCAGAATTGGTAGCACCACCTAAATGAGAATTGATTCAGACATTGACATTGACTTTGGTGATAGAGATAAGTTATTAGAACTTATCAAACATACGCCTGCCGCAATGCGTAATGCTAACCCTATACGCAAACATAATACTGGTGTTTATGTTACTGAAATACCGTATGACCCAGTTAATGATATGGCTGCAATAGATTATGTTGAGGCAGACAAGCGCGGTTATTTTAAATTAGATTTGTTGAATGTTCACGTTTATTCACAAGTGAGTGATGAAATACACTTAATCAAATTGATGACTACTGAACCTGATTGGTCTATGTTAGCAGATTATGATAAGATGAAAAGTCTAATTCATTTACAGAATCATTATCAGAACATCAAAAAGATGCCAGAGCCCATTAACAGTATCCCAAGATTAGCAATGTTTTTAGCTGTAATTAGACCTGCCAAAAAACATTTAATAGGAAAGACTTGGAAAGAAGTAAGTGAGACTATATGGGATAAAGGTTCAGATGGTTATAGCTTTAAAAAGAGTCACGCTATTGCATATGCACAGCTAGTAGTTGTACATATGAATCTACTTACAACATCCGTTTTACTAAAGTAATACTGCGGCGTTTGGTTCTGCGCTTGTTTAGTTCAGACATACTACACGTTGGGCCGTGTATTACTGTTAAACTTTTGTTGTTAAATGTCCTAAGGTATGGTTTAAATATAATCCATTCGTCTTTTAAGAACAGATTGATAGGGATAAGTCTGTTACTTTCCCACCACCAAACATCTCCTAATTCTAGGAATTTTTCTCTAGCTGTAGACTCTATTATAGCCCCGTAATCGTATATAGTGGTTACTATATCGTCCCTGTTTTGAACTATTCCAACATAATCTTGGTTGGCGTATGAACATATAGTTATGAACGGGTGATTTGTTGTTAGTTTATTGAAAAATTCGTTTGTTATCATTGTTGTTATATTGACCGAAATATTTATCATCGGGTAGCCTGGCAATATATTTTGATAAATATCATTATGTACTCAACTCAAGTTTTCGTCTATACACAAAGACAAATCGTTATACTTTTATCAGGATTTTCCCCAAGGAGCTATATGCCTCAGTATGCCAAACCACTTACACTTAATAAGGGTGTAGATAATCAGATTCAGTTTCAGTTCTTAAATCAAGAACAAAAGCCCGTAGATATTACCGGTAAATCAATAGTCTGTAGGATTATTAGTTATGAAGGTACCGTGGTCCTACTACAAAAAGCATTAACACTGCAACTACCAGCAACTGGTATTGCCGCATTGTTTTTAAACTCAGCCGACTTAGCAAGTATCGATGCACAGAAGTGTTATTACTCATTAGAGATCCCTGTAGGAGAATTTGATTATCCGGTATTCGTTGATAGCAATGCCGGAGCACGTGGCGATATGAACATTGTTAATAGTATATTACCTAGCTTTGTTCCTTCAATGCCGGTAAGTATTCCTACTGGTCAAGACTTCCCTAATCTACACCCAGATGGTAATGGAGAAAGCAACATCACGTATTACACTAGCGTAGTTGATACCAACGATAGCCCAATACTAACACTTCAAGCACAATACAGTGACTTTTATGGTAACATTGTCATTGAAGGTTCTACCATTGTTGATGGAGATTGGTATCCTATATTAACTGACAC